AACGCACCCCATCCTGTTGCATTTGGATATCTGAAATCAGGACAAGCACCTTTTAAATAACCTGTTTTACCTAATCCGTATCTGTCAGTGTTAGTTCTTGACTCTCTATAGATATCCCAACCATCAAATCCACCTTGGAAAGATAATGTGAATTTACGTGCGAATAATTTGTAATATGGATTATTCTCATCTGTTGGGTCAGAACTAAAGTCACCTGAACCTACAAAGAATTTTGGTGTAACAACTGTAATTGCTGACATTATGTATTTAGTCGGATTTTCAGGGTCAAGAACTTTTTCATAATTAACATTGTTAAATGTAATTCCTGAAGCTCTCTTATCCATATGGAATCCTTTTGTTTTAGTTCCCCAAGCCGGACCTGTTTGTGCATCACAAATATTTAACGGTAATTGTTTTCCTTTGTATAGTAAGAAATCAATATCATAACCTAATGTATCTGAAATACCTAAATAAGTTCTTCTAACATTATCTCCTGAACTTACTCTAGGGTTGTCAGCACCTGATGATAAACCGAAAGGTGGATTATAAGTTATTTCACCAGGATAGTCATATTTAGTTTTAAATAATGGGTATGGTGAACGGTATCCACTATAAGTTCTTGTTTGGTAACCTTCAAAACCACAAGGTAACGCATCTATAGGTGCTTCATAATTAACCTCAACCATAATGTATTTTGAGTTTAATTGATATTCACCATCTAACGTTCCTACTTTTTTAGCTACATAGTTATTTTCATTAGGGTTTAATGAACAATTTGTGAATTTCTCAATAACTTGTGGTGCAGAATCAGTGTCGAAGAAATCTCTAACTAAAATATCGAATGTTCCGTTATTAAATGAGATATTTGCGATTGAAACTTTAACTTCAGTATTTGCTGCAGTACCGTCAGATATTGTGATAAATTTAAATAAGTTATAAACTTTATTACCTCTTAACTCAGAAACTAACCAAGGAGTTTCAGGTGTTTGATATTTTTCTAAATAGAAACCAATTGATGATGGGTCTGAACTTTGTCTAGCGTCAGGTAATGCAACCAATTCAGTTGATAAACCTCTAACATATCCTTTTCTCCAACCATAATTTAACAATGTTTGGTATCTTTCTTCAACAAATAATGGAACTGATACTCTATCTTTTGAGAAATTACTTGCTCCAAATATTTTACTAATGTATCTTGAATCGGAATTAGAAAGTGATGTTTCAAATGAATAATTAGTTCCTGTTCTACCTGTTGCCTTAATCACAAACGTTGAGAATGGGTTTTTAGTTACACCTGAATATACACCTGACATGTCTAATTTAACGTGAGTTAAACCTGATACTTCATATACCGCACCATCATCTGAACCATAAGTTGCTAAACCTCTTGAACGGAACGTTGCAACAACTAAATCGTCAAAATCTTTATATGATTCACCAACATATTCTACTTGTTTACCAACAACAGTTCCTGAATAACATTTTGTAATTTTACCTTCATCAGGAACACCAACATTACATGTTGTTGATGGATTACAAACATCTTCATAATCAACACAAACATTCCAATTTGTTACCTCACTATTATCGTCAGATGTTACAGTGTAAGTTGTACAATTTGCTGAGAATGTTGTTGCTGATAACTTACTTACTTGAGTAACGTTACCTACTTTAACATTTGAAGTACAAGAACTAAAATAAGGTGTTAGTAATGTATTTCCTGTGAAAATAACATTATTAGGTAATGTTACCTTAATATTTTTTGTATTATAGTTAATACAACCCGATGTTGATGATATCCCTGAGATAACAACAACAGCATCATCATCACTACCAGGTTGTGAAACAATAACAGTATCACCTAAATCATAACCTGAACCTGCTTTATTAATAGTTACACCTGTAATTCCATTACCATCAGTTAAAATATCTAAAGTTAATCCTGAACCTTGGCCCGTTAGGGTTGTTGTAGGTATGTTAGTTCCGTTAGAATAATTATTACCTTCAAATCCTGTTACAGTTTTACCACTAGTTACGTGACCATAAATCCCAAAATTGTAAAGTGTTGCACAATTTGATGAACTTGATGTTTCAGTTAAACCTGTTATGTAATTATAAAAAGATGACCCTGTGTATTGACCACCACCAATATTATCAAACATTGCATAATACCAAGCGTCATTAGATGTATCAGAATAATTAATTAAATCTGAATTCATATTACTAACTTCAAACACGTCAGTTCTTGAAGAATACCCATTAGCCGTGTTTGCACTATAAAAAGTTCCTGGTGTTGCACCATAATAATAAATTGAACTACCTGAAGTACTTGGTGTTAAAATAACATTAAATACTTGTGATTCCATGTAATTATTAATAGTACTAACATCACCATTAAATTGTTGGAACGGTAAATTTAACTTAGATAATAATGAAGGTGGGAATTGTGTTAAATCAAAACTTATACTATCTGTTGATGTTGTACAACCTGTGAAAGGAATTAAGAAATCAGTATCTTGATAATCAACACAAATAATATCACAATTAGTTGTTGCGGTTGTTATACAAACTCTATCAATTGTTGATGGGTCAACATTTGCTTTTGTAACGATAGACCAAGAAGGTCCTGCGTCATAACCCGAAAGACCTAATACTCTTGTTACAAACAATTGGTTTGATTGTTGTAAATAAGATTTAGCGATATACGCTGCTTCATATTTAGGAATTTGGGTGTTTACAAATTTCTCAGGTGAGCTTTCTCCGAAGAAAGTTGAGAATTCGTCAAAGTTACGGATAAATATTGGTTCAAAAGCGGGACCTTTTAAAGTCTCACCAACGATACCCAATGTAGTTACCCCTACACTTTGAGATACGAAACTCAAATCAACTTCAGAAGTATAAACACCTGGCGAAACGAATACTTTACTGTTTGTTGCCATTATTTTTTTGTTTTTTTTCTAAAAAGATTTATTTATTTCATAAATATTCAGAAAAAAACCAAAATACTTTACTTTGATTGAACTATTTATATTTTAGGTAGAATATTTTCTTCCTTTTTTATACTATGTCTGAAGATAATAAGAAAGTAAAAAATTTGAAAATTAGTGAGGAGGTTCACGAAATTTTAAAAACATACTGTGATAAAAGAGGTATAAAAATATACCGATTTTTAGAAAAATTAATTATTGAAAAATGTAAAGAAAAAAAGGATATCTATGGTGAAGATTAAAGTAAATTACTTTTTAATTTAATTTTTGATTCCTTGTTATTATCATCTTTGACTATTTCAAATTTTAACACTTCTCCGGTATTAATTTGAATCTCTGTAATATCAGACCCATAAAATTGATTGTTAATATAAACATCATATGTGTCAATATTATCTAATTCATCAACAGTTAAATTAGTTGTATAATCAAATAATTGTGATAAAATTAAATTGCCTACAACAAATAGAACATTAACATCTGTTGTTGTTGGATTATCGTTGTTTTTCTTTTGTTTTCTTCTTTTAGTAGTGTCAACTTCAAACACTTGAACTAAACGATTTATTGCGGGGGAAACTTCAAATTCATTTTCATCAATTAAAAATCCTAACATTGTACACTCATAACTTTGAACATAATATTTTCTTTTTTCTAAGTCATTAACTGATTCGTCACTTATATTTGAATTAATTATTGGAATATAATGACCTTTGATATTTCTATACGCTTGTCTTGAAGCAAATTTTTCAAGAAATATTTTATTAAATTCATTTAATTCCCTCATTCTGTTACAAACAATTTTAACTTGATATTGGATATCAATTGGAACAGGTTGTGGGATTTTGTAAATATCCATACCATTTCTTTGACCATCCCAAGTTGGGACTTGAGCGTAAAAATATTGTCTTCTATTTGGTATATTATAAACCGTAGAGGGGTTTGTTCCATATTTCACTTCAGGAATTCTAACAACCGTTATAAATGGGGGTTCTACATTTTTGTCTAAATTTTGAATATCCCAAGTTTCAACAAATTGAGACCAATTTTGCATAGTAATTAAAATATCAACCATAGGTATTGTCTTACCTTCAATTACTGTTTTTAAATCGTTTTTAACAAATTCTAAAAAACCTTTATCTAAATCAGCATGTAATAATGATTTAGGTAAGTAAGTACCATCTTGTTTAATTTTATCAACTAATTCGTAACGTCTATAAATTAAACTTTTAGACTCAGTTAATGGTATGTTTTTTTTTATATTATTTTTCTTTGGTGTCCCCATTCTCATTATTATGTCCACATTTATGACAGATATAAGGGTCATCTCCACCGTCATCTAAACTCCAATTCCAATTACAACGGTCACAAAAAACTTCGTTATTTATAACCTTTTCAATTAATCTATATTGTTTTTCAGTAATTAAAATTTTCATAACCCTCTAAATTCATTGTTAGTTACAGGTGACGCTCCGATACTACGATAGAATGGTTTGTAACCACCATAAGTATGTTTATTATCTGACTTGACATATCCGTCATCAATCACAGTATAGTATCGAACTCTTGATTCAGTTTCATAATATCCAAGGTAATCGCCCATAAATATTTCTACTTGTAAATCGTCTAATGTCTTTTGATAAATTGAAAATTTCATATTACCGGGTTCTTTTTGGGCAACCCTTGAGTTCCCTAAAAATTTATCAGTTGGTGCCATAACTTGTACCAATCCTTTCAATTCAACGGGTGCCAAATATTGGATTCCATTTTCCAAAACTTCACCGTAAACATCATCAGTTTCCGTTTTATATCTATCAACACGATAAAGAATAACAGTAAAATTCATATCACCCAATAACCATTCTTCTCCCATCCCGATATCCAGTTGGTAGTCCTCACCACCAAAAAATTTACCTAACCTTGAAATTGGAACTAAATTTTGCATTTTAAATAAATTATTCTTCTTTGTTTATCCAAATTTTCCATTTCAATAAATAAATCCCTCATAATTTTTAATATGGTTTTAGTTCAGAATTAACACTTTTAATCCGTGAATTACGTAAAAATACTTTAATATTTAAAAAA